AATGGGGGAGGAGGCGACGTTGGTGCAAAACCCCAAAAGGAACGAATCTGGATTGGCGCCCCCCCCCCCCCCCCCCGACATTTGGCCCACACCAACAACTCCAAGCGGAGGCGGCAATTGCGGAGGCTCTGGAGCGTACAAAAATGCAATCAAGAATGGAACACACATTCCACATTCAATCAACCCGAACCTCTACGAATGGTTGATGGGGTGGCCGATAGATTGGACAAACTTAGATGCTGTGGTAACGGCCAAGTGGCCTTTTGTGCCGCAACAGCATGGAAAATACTCAGTGAAAGAATCTAATGACTAACTTAACAACAATATTCCCTAATGGCTTTGCCGTTGCCACAGAGAGCCAAGACTTGATCAACCCTGAAGAGGGGTTCAGGAAGCACTGCGAGGCATCTGGCCTGCTGGTTAAAGAAATCATTGCAGATGGTGAGATACATCGAGTGGCTCATGTTTCTAGCAAGAAGGGTGCATTGGATGGTTGGTACATCTTGCATTCCAGTGGCAAAGTGCCTGTGGGCATTGCAGGGTGTTGGAAAGAGCCAGTGTTTGAGAGTAAATGGGTGGCAGATACTGGCAGGCAAATGTCGTTCACTGAGCGCTTTGAGCATGATAAGTGGATAGCAGATGTCAAGGCCAAGAAAGAAGCTGACAGGATGGCTTCGCAGGCAGTGGCAGCCGAACGTGCAGAGGATGAGGTTGGGACTTATGCAGATGCCAGTGATGACCATCCATACCTTGTTCGTAAGCATATCCAAGCGCATGGGATCAAGATTGATCGTGCGGGTAGGTTGGTTGTGCCTGTGATCAACCAAGGTGGGGAAATCTTAAGTTACCAGACCATTGATGCAGATGGCAACAAGCGGTTCTTGAAGGGTGGCAAGATCGAGGGTGGATTCTACGAGTTGCGAGGCAACAGGAAGATTGTATTCATTGGTGAGGGTTTTGCAACCTGTGCATCGATCCATGAGGCAACGGACTATACAGTCTTGGTGGCGTTTGATTGTGGGAACTTAGCCAAGGTAGCGAAGAGCGCCAAGGAGATGTTCCCAGGCTCCAAGATCATCATTGGTGCAGACAATGACCAGTTCACTGAGGGCAACCCTGGTGTTGCGAAGGGTCGTGCGGCTGCTGCCTTGGTGTTTGGTGAGATTGTTTATCCATCATTTGGAGAGTCTGACATGGTGGACAACAAACCAACAGACTTCAATGACCTGCATTGCCTGCAAGGCTTGGATGCGGTCAAAGAGCAGATTGAGCGCGTAGCTGGCCCAATGCGGGACAAACTGGCGTTTGAGTTCACTCGGGCAGATAACTTACAACTTAGCCAGATTAACTGGATTGTAGATGATTACATTGAAAGTGACTCCTTAGCGCAAGTGTTCGGTGACCCAGGCGGTGGTAAGTCGTTTGTCTCCATCGACATAGCCTGCTGTGTGGCAACAGGAAAGCCTTGGCATGGGCATGAGGTCAAGCAAGGCAGTGTGTTCTACATTGCCGGAGAAGGTCACAATGGCTTGGCTAGGCGGTTTAAGGCTTGGCAGTTGGGCAATGGTCAAAGCCTTGATGGTGCGCCGTTGTACAAGAGCCATAGGGCAGCGCAGTTGTACGATGCAACCGAGGCGGCTGTTGTGGCTGAGAGCATCAAGGAGCTGTCAGCGCAAGCAGGGACTGTCCCTAGCCTGATCATCATTGATACCTTGGCAAGAAACCACGGCGGTGATGAGAACTCAACCCAAGACATGAATGCGTTTATTCAGCATCTGGATGTCTATTTGCGCCAACCTTGGAAGTGTTGTGTCTTGGTGGTTCACCACTCAGGCGTGGCAGACAAGGATCGGTCTAGAGGAAGTACCGCCCTGAAGGGTGCGCTTGATGCAGAGTATCGCTGCCAGTTGGATTCAGGAACTAAAACCATAGCCTTTGAATCCAAAAAGATGAAGGATGCAGAGATGCCTGAACCCAAGAACTTTCAGATCACTCAGGTAGACCTTCCCATCCAAGACAAGAACGGAGCGCCAGTTCGGGGTGCATACCTCACGGCAGTAGACATCTCCGGCCTGATGGGGAACATCCAAAAGCGGGTAGTTCTGTCAGGCAATCAGCGCATTGCTTTGAACTGTTTGGTTGCCATTGAGGTCAAGAGAGCCAGTGATGGGATTGAGGGTTTTGCGGCAATGGTGGACTATGACGAGTGGCGAGATAGCGCCAAAGGGCATGGCCTGAATGCCAGAAGGTTCAAGGAATGTATTGAGGCTTTGGCTAAAAAGAACATGGTTTTGGAGAACTCTGGGATGTACCGAACTGTACCGAAATGTACCGAAGTCGGTACAGTCGGTAATGAGGCTTGATGTACCGAAGCGTGTACCGAAATGTACCGAAACGTACCGAAATGTACCGAGGCAAACCCCCTCTGGTGTACCGAAACGTACCGAACGTGTCTATAGACACGTTCAGGTTCGGTACAAAAAGGGTTTCGGTACAGTCCGGCGGATTTTGGGGTGGTTTTGATGGATTGGAGTTAACTGATGATTGAGGTCAGGATGAACATGAAAATTGTCAGTGTGGCGAACATGAGATTGCATTGGGCGGTCAAGGCGAAGTTGACGAGGGATCAGAGAACGAGGACTCGGATGAGCTTGGCTGCCGTGGCTCAGTCCTCTGGTTTGGAGATGCTTCCGGCTACTGTGGTTTTGACCAGAGTTGCACCAAGGAAGCTCGATGGGGATAATTTGCAGTCTGGGTTCAAAGCAGTCAGGGACGGCGTGGCTGATTGGCTTGGCGTGGATGATGGTAATCGTCTAGTGGATTGGCAGTATGCCCAAAGGTCAGGCAGGCCAGGCGAGTACGCCGTGGAGATTGAGGTGATAAGATGAACGTGTGCGCGGTTGCCATCGATGCACCTTTGAGGGAAAGCGCCTTGCGGCGTGAGTACCCATTTTTTTGGGGGTTGTTTTATGGCTAATGCCAATGGTAGGCCGCCAAGCATAAATTCCAGATACTTCTATCGTGAGCTAACGATGCCAGACAAAATGGTCTTGGCCTGCGCTGGCTCTGGCAATATTACGATTGGGTTTCGTAACATCATCGATACCTATCAAGTTCTTTGGAACGCAGGATATCGCCCTGAGATGGATTTAATCGATTTCCTAGGGCAATACAAGGGCGAAGGGCAATAATGCCGTATGGATCGTTTTGACGCGTTCTAGGCATGGTTTGCTTGGTTTGCGTTGATGCTTTGCGAAGAACTTTTTGGGTTATAACAAAATGTTATAACTGGTGGTCAGGTATGCGTGGAATGCACCCTCCGCCTCTTTCCCTTTTTTCTCCCGCCCCGATTCAAATCGATCCGAACCCAGTTATCCACAAGGGTTTTGTTCAACTTGTCCACAGTTTGCGGTGGATAACTTGCTGAGTACAAACAAAGTATTCAAATATCTGTGGATATCTTGACGTCAACTTAACATAATGGTCATTGTATAAAGCAGAATCGGGAAAACCCTAGGTTTTGGGCGGTTTTGCATGGGGGGGGAGGGGGTCGGCCTCGCCGTGATAATTGTAGGTGCACCTTCCCCACCGAAAAAGCAAAATGGACTAGAATCGAGCAAACCCAGCTTCCCGAAAGGAAAAAAGTGGAATTCACCCATGCAACTGAAGAGAGAAAGAAAAAGCCTGGTCGTCCCAAGGGTTCGGTCAAGATGACGATTCAGCGCTATGCGAACAACCCACCGAAGGTTTTGCCAAAGACTGACCACCAGCGCCTGAAAGAGTTGAAAGAACTAATGATCCGGTCTGGCGGCAAGGATGTGGCGCAGAAGGTGATTGAGATTGCGCTCAACGATGACCACCCAGGCCAGATGGCAGCGCTCAAGATGTGCATTGACCGCACACTGCCAATCAGTATGTTTGAGAAAGACAAAGGCCAACGAAGCGCCGTGACAATCAACATCACTGGCTTGGGCCAAGAGCCAACGATCATCGATACCTCTGATGAACCTCAAGACGTAGAGGCAAAGTATGGCTGACCTCAACTTCTCCCTTCTTCCTTGGCAACAAGAGGTATTCAAAGACCAAACAAGGTTTAAGGTAGTAGCTGCAGGAAGACGTTGTGGGAAATCCCGTATGGCGGCAGTTACTCTACTGATAGAAGGACTCAAGTGTCCACAAGGCTCTGCGGTTCTATACGTTAGTCCCACTATGGGACAATCAAGACAGATTATCTGGGACTTGTTGCTAGACCTTGGTAAAGAGGTTATTCAGTCCTCCCATGTAAACAACCTAGACATTACCCTGATAAACGGGGCTAGGATATACGTTCGTGGTGCAGATCGTCCTGATACGCTCCGTGGCGTTTCATTGACCTATGCCGTTCTCGATGAGGTTGCTGACATTAAGCCTGAAGCATGGGAACAGGTCATTCGAGCAAGTTTGTCTGATAAACGGGGGAGAGCACTCTTTATCGGCACTCCTA